CTTTCCACGGGACTTTCCTCTTTGGGATGCCAAGTGATTTTCACCTCAAGAATCGTCGATATGTCCTCTTCACCTACTCCCAGGCAGGACCAGACTTCGACTATTGGGCGGTTGTGGATTTGCTTGGAGACTTGGGAGCTGAGTGCATCATTGGACGAGAAGAGCATGCTGATGGCGGAATTCATTTCCATGTATTCACTGATTTCGGACGGCTCTTTTCGACGCGAAAAGTTCGTGTATTCGATGTGGGAGGCAAGCACCCAAACATCCAGCCTATTGGCCGCACTCCAGCGAAGGCTTACGACTACGCGATCAAGGATGGCGACGTTGTCGCAGGCGGGCTTGGACGACCGGGCGGAGACTGCGATTGGGACCCTGATAATTTCTGGAGTTCGGCGGCACATTGCGGATCTGCTGACGAGTTTCTGCACTTTTGCGACCAGCTGGCTCCGCGAGATCTTATCCGCTCCTTTCCAAACTTCCGGGCCTACGCTAACTGGAAATGGGACACCGGAGTTCCCGAATACAGTCAGCCCGTTGGAGCTGTCTTTGACACGACAGCGGCTCCGGGAATCGACGAGTGGCTGTCACAGTCTGCTATTGGAACTGGCAAATCACGAGCGAGGTACGTACTTCGAGGCGCAAGAGCGGACACATCTATCCTAGGGTCTTTGAACGACGAGGTGCCTCGCGCCAGTCGGACCCCTGCCGCTCGAGCATGCCTCCGGGGGGGGCCCCTGGCCACCCCCTCCCCTTCGGCCTCGCGGGCGGGGACCCCACCGACTGTTGCCTAAACTTATGCTGACTAAGCAACAGACGCAAGAGCTTAGTTCTCTTTGGTCCATATGGGTGTGGGAAGACTGTATGGGCTAGAAGTCTGAATACGCACATATACTTTGGATCACAGTGGAGCGGGAAGGTTGCCTTTCAAGGCATTGAGAGTGCGGAATATGCTATTTTTGATGACTGGAAGGGCGGCCTTAAGGGCTTGCCCGGGTATAAGGATTGGTTTGGGGCGCAGTGGCATGTGAGTATGCGCCAGCTGCATCACGACGCTCGTTTGGTGGAGTGGGGCCGGCCAATCATTTGGCTGTGTAACCGAGACCCCCGCATTCTGTCGCATGAGCGGGATGAGATCGACTGGGAGTGGATGGAGCGGGCTTGCGATTTCGTTGAGGTCACCGGTCTCCTCACTACTTTTCGTGCCAGTACAGAGTAGCTTCCGGTGCAAATGAAAGATGATCTGATGCAGTCGCACCAGTAGCAGCTTGGAAGAAGTCGATGATGTAGTAGTCACCCATGCCCTGCTTGCCAGATACAGACCATGGGGTCGTACGTTCGCCTGCGGCATTTTCATCGTCGTCGTAAACGAGGTTCTTGTTCATTGGGTGCCAATCGTGGTACGTGCGGATGATTCCGCGATCATTCCCACTTGCAATCGTACGAGTCTTATCGTACTTAACCGAGATGATGTCGTTGTCGATCTTGGCGTTGAACAGGTTGAGCCAATCGCTGCCAGACTGGCCGTCGAATACGAGGTCCAGAATGCTCTGGCCGAGCGGGGTTCCGGCAACGTTGTTGGTGACGCGGAGAACTCCATCAGAGGATTCCAGGTGGAACCACTGAGTAGCGGCGTTGGCCTGGTACAGCCGCTGACCCTTGAGAGTGAATCCGATACGTCTCCACTGCCACGCAGTCCCTGAATCGGTCCGGATGTTCGTGGCTTCCTTAACTCCGCGCATGAAGCACGTTGAGGCCGTGCGGGCCGATTGCAACGCAATAGTGGGGTACGTTCCATTGTAAAGGGTGAGATCCCTTGCCGTAGGCATCCATGGGAACATGTATGTAGCATTCCCGTTCAGCACTGCAGGCACCTTCGCATACGCGGTGTTGCCTTGGGGTATCTCGGTGGTAGTGTTCGAGAACACAACCATGTTGTCACGTTTCTTTCTGCTGCTGATGTTGAGTACTCGCCTGCGGCTCATCACACCGCTTCGTGTGTAGCGGCGTCTCCTTGTGGGGTAGCTTCGGCGGCGATAGGGTGTACGCACCCCTCTTCGGGTGGAGCGGGTGACCTTGCGGGTATAGGAACGTCGGCCACGTCTCAGGGTTCGGTACGCCATCTTTGTTGGGGTAGGGCATGGTGCGGGGTTGCGCGATTTTCAGTCGGGGGAGCCTCTACTTATAGGCCACAGGTGTCCCTTGTCCCTTCGTCCCGTGGATAACATTA